GTTCCAGGCTCTCTTCTCGAATACAAATACGTAATCTCTCTTAACAAGTTCAGGAAATTTCCTGTCGTTAAAGTTTTTACTTACGTACATGTTCTCTCTTATATACTTCTTAGTAAAGGAACCCTTCTCATCGTTTATAAAGATAAGGAATTTAAGTTGATTATCACTAAGGTCGTACTTTCTTTGGAAGAGGTACAAGGTATCGCTTAGATACTTCAGGTAATTCTTCATTTGATTGAATTAAATTAGGACAAATATAATAATTTTATTATAATTAAAAAATTATCCTTACATTTGCGTATAAAATAAATTTTAAAAATATAATATTATGGCTTTATCAGGAGCGAAATTCCAAGAAGCGAGTATGGGTCAATATGGATCCTCATATTTAAATGGTGATGGTAAAAAATTAGATTTATCAGCCTCAACAACTACAAAGTATATATGTGCAATTACATTTTTTGAAGATACTGCTTTCCAAACCTTAGAAAACGCTAATGGTCTTCACTTGCAAAATGCTTGTATAAGCACTGTAGATGCAGAAAGAGAAATAGGAGCTCCATTTGGAGGTGCAGTAACTGGAGAAACAGATACTGCAGAAGCAATGCAGATAACAACATCTCATATTTTCCCAAAGGGAGTTACAATATTTGGTAACTGGGATAAAGTTGAATTAGACTCTGGTAGCTGTATTGTATATTTAGCACCTACAGGAAGAAACGTTGAAGCATAAGGTATGTTAAGTTTAAGCAATTCTTTAACCTCAGTTTCTAGCGTAGAAAATATAATCTTACCTATTGGTGGTAATTATATATTTTTAAGAAAGAGTAAAGTTCAAATTAATGTTGCTTCTGGTCTTGATGGTAGTGATCCACAAAGATCAGTACAAGTTATTAGTACTGATGAAATTGTTTTTGATGATACTGAGCTTGAAGAATTTGGATTTGCAGCAACTGATATTATAGTTTATTTAGATGATACTAACATGGTTAGAGGTGAGAATATGAATCCGACCTTATCAATTGGTGATAGCGTTACTTTATCTGGAAGAATAACACAAGCAGACACAACATCAACTTATGAAGCTGCAAATGCTAACGCAAACATAAAAATTCTTTTAAATAGTAATTCTAGCGATACTACTTCTATATACATAGATAGAGATAACACTATAAGTGGTAGTCCTATTGAAGTTGCTGCAAATGGTGATTTTACCAGAACATTTACTTTATCAGCAGCTGTTATTAAATTAATAATACAAAGTGGAGATGTTGGTATAGAACCAGTTGATAATGCTGTAGATCCAGGAGTTAGAATAAGTAACTTAAGTTTAGTTAAAAACTAATGGAGATATTTAAGGATAATAATAATTGGAATGAGAAGGCTATAGTAGCTTATATAGCACCAAGTCACTAATTAATGCTTAGTCTTGGAAATAACATATCAGCTACTCAAGCAGTAGAGGCTAAGTATAGTGGTGTATTTGATGGCACTGACGATTTTGTTGACTGTGGTTTAATAGACTTCAATACAAATGACTTTTCTGTTTCTTGCTGGATTAAAGTAAGAGAGTGGACTCAATATAGTGTTATATGGGGTAATAGAGGTGATAGTAGTACAAATAATATAGGTGTAGCACTAAGAACTACAGGTGTTACTGGTGAGTTACAATTATTTTCTGATTGGGGTAGTCCTACCGACTCATCTATTGTCACAGGTGTTCCAGCTGATACTTGGGTCCATGTAGTTTGCACAGGCGATAGAGATGGAAATCAAGTTATATATTTAAATCATGATGATGCTACAACTACGACAGATATATCAGATCGTTCTTCTGTTGATTTTACAAGTAGTTTAGAGTTTAGGATAGGTAGGAGTCATGGTACTGCTTATCATAATATGTCTATTAGTCAACTAGGAATATGGAATGTAGTTCTATCAGCTAACGCTGTAGAAGCTTTATATAATAATGGTAAGCCTGTAAATTTAAGAATTAATCAAGGAAACTACACTAATAGTTCTGACTTGCAGCAATACTATAAGTTTGGTAATGGTTTATTTGATGATAAAGCAAACGGTATAATTCACGATCAAGATAATCCTGGGTTTGGAGCTGAATTAGCACCAAGTTCTTTATCAATAGAAAACGGTTCAGGAGGTGGTACAATAACACAAGTAAGTGGGAATTCTTATAGTTCTACAAGTGATGGTAATAATACTAGTGTAATAAGACCAAAATTTGATTTTAATACAGAAAGTGGTAAGACTTATAAATTAGTTATAACTCCAACAGGATCAATTACGGGTACAGTTCATTTTGATTTTAATGATGGTTCATCTTACTTATTTCAAGATTATGATTTTACTACAACTAAAGAAATATATTTTACAGATAATGGAACTGTATTTGGGGCTTTTAATGGTCAACAAGTTTACAGTATTTCGGGTTTTACAATATCATTAAAAAAATTAAATGGCAACCCAGGATTAACATCTGGTGGTGTTACATTCTCATCCGATACTCCTTAAATTATGGTTACATACGTTATAATAGATACAACAGAAATTACAGATGAAAACTCTGTTATAGATTTTTCTAAGCTTATGAATAGAAATTCTGCTATGTTAAGATACAGCGTTGATGGATCTAAAGCTTTAGTAAAGTATAGTGGTGAGCAGCCATCTTTTTTAAGTGGTAAAACAACTTACACTCATGACGATATAAAAGTTGAAATGGCTAAGTCAGAGTGGTATACAGATACAGAAGAATAATATGGAAATATTTAAGAACGATAATAACTGGAACGAGAAAGCTATTGTAGGGTTTATAGCGTTTGCTATTATGTGCTTTATAATGGTAGCTGACCTTGTTACTGGTTGGGTAGGAACAGACCTAGTAATAAACGAGTTTGTGTACGATTCATTTGTGTGGGTTGTACTTGGTTCGTTTGGTATATCTGGGGTAGAAAAATTCGCAAAGAAATAAGCTATGGCTAAAGTAATTAAAAAATCAAAAGGTTTAACAGATAGACAAAAGGCAACTATGAAGAAGCACTCAGTTCATCACAGTGCTAAACACATGTCTTCTATGAAGAAGGCTATGTTATCTGGTAAAACATTTGAGCAAGCACATACTATAGCTCAAAAACAAATTGGAAAATAATGCATAAAGATTGTACTTGTAAAGCTGTAAAGCGAAAGAAGAAAAGTAAGAAGGTCAAAACTATGAAGAAGGGTGGTTCTGTAAAGGATGCCTGCTATCATAAAGTAAAGGCTAGTTACAAAGTATTTCCTAGTGCTTACGCTTCTGGTGCTATAGCTAAATGTAGAAAAAAAAGAGGGTAAGTCATGGCTATAAGGAAAACTAAAGCAGGGCTAAACCTTAAGAGATGGTTTAAGGAAGACTGGCAGACACCTAAAGGTAAAAAAGGTTACGAAGGTGGAGAGAATACTTTTCGACCTACCAAAAGGATTAGCAAAGACACTCCCTCTACTTGGAGTGAGGTCACCCCAGCAGAAAAAGCTAGAGCACAAAAAGAAAAGAACGAAAAAGGAAGAGTATCTAGATATAAAAAAGTGAAAGCAGTAAAGAAGGCAAAAAAAGGAATGGGTATAAAGACTAGTATTAAGTCTGGTAACTTTAGACCTACTAAATCTGGAGCAGGCATGACTTCTAAAGGCGTTAAGGCTTACAGACGTGCAAATCCTGGTAGTAAACTTAAAACTGCTGTAACTGGTAAAGTTAAAAAAGGAAGTAAGGCTGCTGCTAGAAGAAAGTCGTACTGTGCTAGATCTTTAGGTCAATTAAGGCGTAGCAGTCAGAAGACTCAAAACGATCCTAACTCACGAATACGTCAAGCACGAAGAAGATGGAAGTGTTAAGAAAAATAATATGCATACTATTACTATTTAATGTATACACAGTTAAAGCACAGCTAGACCTTTTAAGGTTTAGTACGTTTTACGCTAGTTACTCTACTAATACTCCACAGATAGGAGCTCCTAGTTTTATAGTTCAAGGTACAGAGCCTGACAATCCTTATGACTTTGTACCTAACTTTGTAGATGGAGAATTAATAGAGCTTACACCACAATACTCACCTAATGTTATTCTTACGTTAGGTATACGAAAGATAGCAAGATTTGACTATCAAATTAAACAAAACAACTTCTATACAGGTAACGAGCATCAGGCAACTGACTATGCTACTATATCTAACGCACCTGGGCTTGAGTATCTATTCCAATATTCTTTTGTAAGAAACAATGGATTAGAGGTGGCTCAACAAGAATATAATGTACGATACATATCTAACATGTATACAGCTAAGGCTAACTATGTTAATAATGAATTAATAGATTTAAAGTATTCTTTGGGCGAGGTTAGGCTGCGTAAAAGTTTTGGTGGGTTAGACTTTACTTTTGGCGTAGCCCATCGTTCTCATCCTGTCTATGGATTTAGCCCAATAGAAGATGTAGATATGGAATGGGGAGAGTTTGCTACAAGTCAAAACTATTTTAGATTTAACGATGGTGTTTGGTTAAGATTTGATGAAGACGCTGAAGAGATAGAGTGGTTAGCTTCTAGTGACAACGAGTTTTATAAGTATCATTTTGGAGACTTAGTAAATAATTACAATAAGAAAATACTTGACGGTTTAGGACTTCAACAAGAGGTGTCTGCTGTACTGGGATTAGACTATTATTTGTACAGAGAGAATTATTGGTTACACGCATGGGGCTCTGTATATCCCATTCACAAAGGGTTGACAGATTTTTCTTACCAAAGAAATAACGCACAAGAAGAGTGGGATACAGGATTGATTTTTGGAGTTTCTTTTAACAGACATTTTAGTATCTTTGTAGAAGGCAGACACTTAAAGTTTTGGGGTACGCCTTCATACGAATTAAAAACAGGAATAAATTATTTGATATTCTAAGCTATGGCAAAAGAATTAAATGAAGATACAGCAGTACAAATTAGTTTAAAAACCCTAGGGGGGATTGCATTTTTAATATTTACCCTTGTTGGGATGTGGTTTACATTACAGTCTGATATAGCAGAAGCTAAGTTATTGCCTGAGCCATTAGATCCAGAAATAACTCGTATGGAGTTTGACATGAAAGATCAGTTGATTCGTCAAACTATTATGTCTACACAAGAGGATGTAAAAGAAATTAAAGACGATCTAAAAGCAATTAAAGAAAAGTTATATGAATAAATTATTAATCTTAACTTTATTTCCTTTAACAATTGCAGCTCAAGAATTTGTTAGCTCTAGCTCGTTTGATTCTAAGACTGCAAAAGGAACAGTGGTAGTTGAGTTTTGGGCTGAGTGGAACGCAGGTAATCAAGTTGATTTTTTACCCTCGTTAAAAGATTGCGAGTCATACAGACTATGTATAGTTAAAGGAGCTGACATTAAAAATAAATACAAAGTAACAGCTATACCTACAGTTATAATATTTGATAATGGTGTAGAACAAGAGAGGTTTAATCCTAACATAATGATGCAGCTGGTTGCAACCAAAAAGAAAGTACAAAAATCAATCGACAACATAACCTTTAGTAAATTTCAATAATGAATAAGTTACATAAATCAACTCTAGCTATAACTTTTTTTTGGGTTGCTATGATATTTTTATACATAATAGGTTCTATTTTTTTATCAACTAGAGTTGAGGCACAAAACTTTGACAACTATAAAAAGATTATAGTAACAGAATCAGACATGATGGATGGCATGTTTTGGTCTGTAGGTAACTGCGATTTAGATACAGTGATATTTAATGGTACTACTACGGTAGAACAAATTGTTTACTTACCAAATAAATATAGAGTAATAATGCGTGACTTTAATGGTGATGCTTGGGGTGGTGCTGTTATGCACATAATAGATTACCCTGATTTAGATAGTGCACTTACTTTAAATTACTATAATCAAACAGCTAGTGTTGTAGTTCACGATTGTGGTTGTACGGACTCCACATATTTTGAGCAAAACCTTGAGGCATTTGAGTTATCTGTGCAAGAACTAAATAATAAGTTTTTTACTCCTACTACATATTACGATATGCTAGGTAGAGTGGTAACGCCAACTAAAGGTTTTTATATAGCCAGTGACGGTATAACTCGTAAAAAAATATTCTTCAATGGAAGAAGCTATTGATATAAACGAAACTTCTAAAGTACAGTTAGATATAAAAACTCTAATTGGTATTGTAGCTGGTATAATTTCCCTTGCAGGTATATGGTTTACCCTTAATGCAGAGATTGACCAACTACAATTAGATATTGTACGTATGCAAGATAACGTAGAGCTAAACCACGAGTTTAGAGTTAAGTGGCCTAGAGGTGAAATGGGTGCTTTACCTGATGACGCTAAACAGGATTTAAAAATACACTACCTACAAAAAGAGGTAGACTATCTACGTAAAGTAGTTAAAGATTTAGAAATAAGACAAGCAAAAACTGAGTAATGAAATTAAGTAAAAACTTTGCGTTGTCTGAAATAACACACAGCAACACAGCTAAAAGACTGGGGATAGAGAATGAGCCGACTGAAAAGCACTTACAAAATATGCAGCATCTTGTGGATGATCTTTTACAGCCTCTTCGTGACGCTGTTGGTCCTATCAGGATCAGTAGTGGCTATCGCAACCCATCGCTTAATCGTGCTATTGGTGGCAGTCGTTCTTCGCAGCACTGCAAAGGTGAGGCATTGGACCTCCAGTTTTGGGAGATGGGGAAGATGAATAACAAAGTTATCTACGACTGGATACTAGCATCAGGATTAGAGTTTGATCAAATGATTAATGAGTTTGATTTTTCTTGGATACATATATCTTTAAAAGCTAAAGATAATAGAAAGCAAGTACTCGAAGCCTATAAGAATGAGGATGGGGATACTAAATATAGATACGCATGAGTAAGCTTTTAGATTTTTTAGGTGGAGGGGTGGTTAAGCAGGTCGGTGATGTGCTTGATAACTTAACTACGTCTAAAGAAGAAAAGCTAGAAGCTCAAAGAAAGATACAAGAGGTTCTTATGCAGGCTGAGTCACAAGCTCAGGAGCAGGTTACTAGGCGTTGGGAGGCTGATATGAAGTCTGATAACTGGCTTAGTAAAAATATTAGACCATTAATATGTATATTTTTAACTGCAATTTTTGTAGTTTTGTCAGTATTTGATGGGAATGTAGGGGAGTTTAAAATAAATGAGTCTTACGTTCCTATATATCAAACATTATTAATAACAGTATATGGAGCTTACTTCGCAGGTAGGTCTATAGAGAAAATAAAGAAAAAGTAAATGGGAACTTTAAAAAATAAATCAATATCATCTACTTATCAAAACTTACTTCAAACATCTACAGAAGTAAAAGATACTAATCTTAAGCAAGTTGAGTCTGGTTCTGGTAACTCTTCTAGCATGAAGTTATCAACAAATTCTGCTGAGTTTTTAAAAGTAGGTATTGGCACAGGGGGAACAACTCCTGATGGGTTGTTACACGTAATGAGTGTTAGTGCAGGTAGTGTAACTTCTGATTCTTCAGCAAATCAGTTAACATTAGAAAATTCTTCAGACTCAGGATTATCTATAATCTCTGGTAGTTCCCACTCTGGTAATATATTCTTTGGTTCTTCTAGTGGTAATAAGTCTGGTCAAATATATTATGATCATGGTAATGGTTATCTTGGATTTGCATCTAATGGTTCTGAAACCATGAGATTAGATAGTAATGGAAATCTTAAAGTTTCTGGTACTTTATCTGGATCTGAAGATAGATATGAATTAAAAGAGTATTTTGAAAAGGTTCCAAGTTTACAAACTGCTGCTGTAACGCAGGCTACTAATGCAACTACTGCTGTAACTCTTGATGCTAAGTATGGTATTATAACTATGCAATCTCATGATTTAGCTGCTACAGACACTGTTGAGTTTACATTTAACAACACTCACATATTTGGCACTTCATCTCATGTTCACGTTCAACTTCACGATGGAGGAACTATAGCTGATAATGCTATGGTTAATGTATTAGTTCATGATGTAGCAGATGGTAGCTGCAAGATAAGAATAGGTACTAACGGTACTGATGTTGCTGCCCAGGTATTTAAACTTTCATTTATTATAGACCCATACATTACCCCTAATCAAAACTTTGTATTAAGTGGTGTTAACGCAGGGGGTTCTCAAATATCTGGAAACACAGGTAGAAGCACTACTTTCGCAGGTATAAAAATAGTAACTAATACTACAGATGAGGATAAAACTATCTTAGCTGTTAGAGATGGTCATACTGAAATTAGAGAAGATGTAGATTCTTCTGGTTGGGCTTCAGTTCCTTTTGGTACTGAGAATAAAATAGAATTTTCTTCAGCAATATCAACTAGTGGAAATATAGCTGATTCATGTATATGGGCAGGTTTAAAACTTACCTCAGATAATAGATATGCTATAGACGCTAATCAAGCTTATTTCTTATACTCTACAGATGACGATCAAGGTGATTTAACTACAAATGGTAATTTACATTTTGTATATAGTGTAGCTAATACTGATTATATAACAGACTTAGGTATTGTTTTAGCTATAAATACAGTTTATAGACTTAGAATATCTTTTGATGAGAACAGACAAATATCTGTTTATGTAAACAACGTAAGATATGGATTAGTTACAACTGCAACTGCAGGTGGAGCAACTCAATCTGTATCTACAACAAAGTCTTTAGCTATGACAGATGATATAGATCTTCTTCCTTTTATTGGTATTGAAACTAAAACAACATCTAGTAAAGGTATCCAGGTTGGTTATGTTAAGTTGTCAAGAGATTTATACGAATAGAAATTAAATTAAATTAAAATGGAAGCAATAAACCCTATTATTAGAAAAATTACAATAGGGGACTTAAAGCAAGGCTTGACTTACCAGGTAGGTCAAAAGATGTTAGGGGGTTCTCTAAAGATAACAGCAATCATACAAGATGAGGCAGCTTGGTACAAGCACCAACAAGTAGTGTATGATGTGTATATAAAGAAAGAAGGAGAGGAGTTCTCTAAACCTTGGAAAAGGTTTTTCTCTCAGCCAACAGCTATAGAGTACAACACAGATGTCCTAGATGACTACGAAGTAAAGTAAATTAAAACAAAAGAAAATGAAGCCAATTAAAGATCTCTACTGGATAGAAGTAGAAAAAGAAACAGAAGACACTATAACTATAAACGGTCAAGAGATGTACAGAGATACGTCTTACGATCCTATGAGGTTAGCAAGACAGTATGGTACTATATATAAAACCCCAATTAAGGATACTAAAGATGTAGGCATACAAGAGGGAGATAAGGTTTGGTTTCACCACTTTATTGCAACCCCAGTAAATGAGGTAAAGCATATAGATAAGGAAAATATATATCAAGCTTTTGCAGAGCAGATATACCTTATAAAAAGAGGTGATAAGTATATACCTGTAGGTGTATGGAACTTTATGGAGCAAGAAATGCAAGAGCCAGAGCAATCTGAGTCTGGAATATTCTTAGAGACTTCAGCATCTGAGGTAGAGCTTCATGGTAAGGCAGTTCTTATAAATGATTGGATGAAGGATCAAGGAGTGAAAGAAGGCGATAGAGTAACGTGGAGTGAGAACTCTGAGTACGACATGGATATAGATGGTCAGAAACTCCTTAGGATGCGTAATATTGATGTATTAGCTGTCTATGGAGAGTAATGATAAGAATTATGCTTTAACCACCTTAGAACGCCTTATAGAGGCTAGTAAAGGTGCTATAGACCTTCTTATAGAAGAGATAAGCAAACCTCTGATAGAGGAAGATGACGCAAAGAGAAGACAAGCAATAAAAGCAAAAAGAGAATGCTTTGAAGACTGTCAAGAAATTCTTTTAGGAATTAAAAACCTAGAGGATAGAATTAAAGATGGTTCTTCTTTAATAGAAGACAAGAAAGACTTTAAAGGTTCTTTTGCAGAAAAGTATGCAAGAAAATAATACGATATATTTAATTGAAGACAGTCATGGTGAGGTAATGGAGTTTGACAATTTAAAGATTGTCTTACCTAAAAGACCTAGGTATAATAAAGATATACTTTACCACGACCTACCCAAAGCAAAGCAGAAGTGGACTAGACTTCAACCACCAAAGGCTTTAACAAGGGAGAACGCTTCTGACTTTGTAGATTACATAGAGGAAGAGTTTAGACGTAGAATGGAGGGGTTATGGTTTTATAACAACGGAGTTCCTACGTACATTACTGGGTCACACTATATGTTCATCCAGTGGAGTAAGATTGATGTAGGGTATCCTGATTACAGAGATGCCAACAGAACGTTCTTTATTTTTTGGGAAGCGTGTAAATTAGATAAGAACTCTTACGGAATGTGTTTTCTTAAGAACAGACGTAGTGGTTTTTCTTATATGGCTAGTAGTGAAACAGTCAACCTATCTACCATGACTTACGAGAGTAGGTTTGGTATATTATCAAAGACTGGTGCAGATGCTAAGACTATGTTTACTGACAAGGTAGTACGTATATATCGTAACTACCCATTCTTTTTTCAACCAATACAGGATGGTTCTAGTAACCCTCGTGTAGAGTTGGCTTTTAGAGAGCCTGCTAAGAAGATAACAAAGAATCAAAAACACATAGAGGACTCTGAAGCGTTAAACTCTAGTATAGATTGGAAGAACACTGGTGATAACAGTTACGATGGTGAGAAGTTAAAACTTCTAGTTCATGATGAAGCTGCTAAGTGGATTGGTCAGAACTCTATAAAAAAGAACTGGAATGTAACACAAACTTGTCTATTACTAGGTAGAAAGATTGTAGGTAAGTGTATGATGGGATCTACTGCTAACAAGTTGCAAGATGGTGGTTCAGAGTACAAGGATATATTCTACGACTCTAATATGAGCGAGAAAGATCTAAACGGTAGGACTAAAAGTGGACTATACAAATTGTTTATACCTGCTTACGATAATCTAGAGGGATTTATAGACGAGTATGGTAAATCTGTAATAGATACTCCTGAGAAGCCTGTGATGGGTGTTGATGATATGGTAATTGACGTAGGTGCAAGGAATTATATACAAAACAGAAGGGATGCTTTAAATGGAGATAGCACATCGTTATCAGAATTTAAAAGACAATTTCCTTTTACTATAGAGGAAGCATTTAGAAATGACACTCAAAGTTGTATATTTGACGTTGAGAAAATCTATCAACAGATGGATTACAACGAAGTAAATGATGTAAAAACTACAAGAGGTGAGTTTATATGGAAGCATGGTACTCAAGACAGTGAAGTCATTTGGGTTCCTCATAGAAAGGGTAAGTGGGATATTAGTTGGGTTCCTGACCTGCAAGATCAAAATGTTGTTGGGAAAAGATTCAATAAAAAGTTTCCAGGAAGGTCAGATAACTTGGTCGCAGGTTGTGACCCTTATGACCACGACACAACCACAGATGGTAGGAGATCTGACGCTGCTGCTCATGTATTTCACAAGTTCAGTATGTCAAGTGATGCGTCTATGCAATTTGTATGTGAGTATATTAATAGACCACCTAAGGCAGAAATATTTTACGAGGACATGATTAAAATGTGTGTATTCTATGGTTGTCAAATACTTGTTGAGAATAACAAGGTAGGTATATTAAAGTACTTTGAAAATAGAGGTTACTATGAGTACC